GTCCTGCCGATTGGTCGCATGCCCAGCACAGTTCCGTATGTCAATAAGGCATACTCGCTAGGTGAGGGGTCGTGAGGCCCTACACATCAAGTGCTTAATGTGTGCTGCACCATTATATATCATACAAATTTATATATTATATATAACAAGATTCTTTAAGTTTAGTAAGCTGGATTGACTTGGTCGATCTGAAGAAAGGCAATTCCCGGAGTCGTGGGTAATCCACCAGCGGCACCAAAGGCTAACGTTGGGGCGACACCTAAACCATTATCTGTAATTATCCAAATTGATTCTTGAACAAAACTCGTTGTATTGGCTCCATCATTTGGAGTTTGGCGTATTTGAGCCCCTGTTACGAAAACAGGTCCAGAGAGGAGACCATTAGCAGCGGTCAGAATGGGTGCTGTAAGAACAGCAGCAGTGCCCGTTATCCAATAGGTTACCTTTATCGTCATGCCAATTAGAGCACGAGAAAAGGTGATGGTGTTTCCACCGAGAGTGATAAGATTAGGAAATAGCGATGAACCAGCTTGATACACTGTCCAAGACGTGCCAAGAGGAGTAGCATTAGCAACTCCATTCATGACAGTTTGAAAGGATTGATTCGATTTACCTGTGACACCCGCAAAGACTTGCGAGCGCATGAGTGTGATATCAAAAGACATCCACAACTCACCAACAACTTGGTTAGCTTGACAACCAGCTGTTGCAATCTGAAAATTACATAAATCATAGAAACGTGCATCCGAAGATCCGAGACCACCATTACGAGTGTAAAGTGCTTTCATCGGTCTTTGGGAAACGTTACATTCAATAGGATGAATGAGATTATTGGAACAAACAGAACTACAAGCAAAATCAGAATTCTCCATTTCAATCTTAGATGTGTAAACAGCATCGACAGGATCATAATCACTAGCCATGATTACAGTTCCCAATGATGCAGTTCCACCTCCAAACTCTGAAGACTCAGTCTTAAAACAGAAAACTATCCCATGGGGAATCCACAAATCGAATTGGTTTGCAAATGCGTTAAACCAGGGAAAAGTTTGGAATAAACCAGGATTGACAGGGTAACTAGAGATACTAAAAGCACCCCCAGTACCACTGGCAATAACTTCTCCGAGATACTCGCGATGGGTAACACGAACGGTTGAACCCATCCTCTTGAAGGAAGGCACGGAGTCAACAGACCCCGCAACGAGTGATAACGAATTTGATCCGACTTTGTAGTCACCTGAACCGGTGATTGTCTTAAGAGCTCCAAAGAGGTCGCCTCGATACGCTTGGTATCCGGCTTTCCCGACTTTGTTGACTTTCTTGTAGACATTCTTAGCTTTCTGATAAGCGGCTTTTGCTTTCCGATCGGCCGCACGGACCTTCTCGACAGCTTTACCAATTTTCTTAAAAGTTGACATATTTGAATCTTGATCTTAATTTTGATTGATTTATATTTGTATGTTTGTCGAACTCCCCCAAGTTCGACGTAAGTACCCCAAGCACCGCTCCAGCTGGGGGGAGTGCCTCATTTCCAATTTGAATTGCTCTACTTTACTCTGGTCTGGAGCTGCCATTAACAGTCGAAAGAACATTTTAGCCCAATTCTTAGGAACTGCTATCCCTGGGGATATAAAATCATGAGAGCAAAATTCAAATTCTGAGTTGACAATTGGAACACAATCCTTCATCTCAAAACCAATAGATTTATAATCATCTACGATTCCGGGACGCCACTGTTCATTACAATCGTCACCCATCGTTACACACCAACAGCCTCCGAGTATGATACAAGCCTCTCCTCTCATCCTACTATTACTACTAGATGTACATTTCCATCCACTTTTCATAATGCCAGGGATAGTCTGCTTAAACATAACACCATTGCTGGTAATGAAAACAGACCTAAACGTACACCAATATCTAATGTACGCGAGTCGAGACCAAAGAGAATTATTTGGATTTAAAGGATCCTCATAATCATATCTTGAGCCGTTGAGTTCGCACCTAATCGCCCAATCTAATTTTGCTAACCACCAAGAAACGTGCCAGTCCCAAGCGCTCTGATCGTTAGAACAACCTGGCCAGTTTGCATGATACGCCATCACACGCTTATAAAGCATGGAGACTGCATCATCATTTGACAAACCAAAGCCGGGTTGTGACGGACAAGTCGTATAATTTGAAATTTCAGCATCATCCTGAACTGAAAACAGTACACGATCAATCAACTCATCGAGTTGAGAGATACAGCAAATTAAACGATAACGTTCTTCGAGTAGCTTAGACCTTTTGTGGGGCTCGTTCTTTACATGGATCTTTACAGGGTCGCAAAGACCTGATTTAACAAGTTCAATTGGGTCGTCAGAGAGTGTGGTCAACTTAGTCAAAAGATGCATACGATCGTTATAACAACCTAATAGAAAATCAAGTTGCTTATCGATCACATCAGACTTCGTTGCTCCAAATTGATACCAGGGCGCACCGGGTGAAGCCTCCATATTGGTTACGGAAAGGTAGGCAGCTAAACTTGACCGACTTAGACCTTCAACTTTCGCTGACGTCGTCTTCGGGAAGTTCTGCTTTGCCCAGGTGATTGCCCTTGAGCGTTGTTCTGGTGTGAACTCTGCTTGGCCAAGGTATCGGGCTGATTGGAGTTTGAGTGACTTAACTTCTGCTGCGTGACCGCGGGGTGGGAAGTCGTACTGGTCAAGTTCGGGGAACTCTGCAATTGCTTGTTCGAGTTCGTCCGTCCTTTGCTTTCCAGCACTACTCCCTGAGAAGTTTGGTCTTGGACCAAAGCCACACTCTGTGAGGCCGACTCCGCCTGCGTCGGCGGCTCCAATCGTGAACTGATAATTGGAGCTTGCAATGAGGGTACTAATGTAGTACTGATCTCCTGCGGGGTGATGGATTTTACCGAAGGCGCGTCCGGCAAATCTATGTGGCCTGTGACAACTTTCAAGGTTTGAGACTTCTTGAGTTCCTCAGCCTGCTGAATAGTTGAAAGTTGCTTCCTGTTATGGTTCAAGTCAGTCTGAATAGACTGAACAAGCTTTCCCATATCATCAGCTACTTTCTTTGTTCCAGCATACTGACCCATTAGAGTTTGCAACTGAAGCTTGAGTGCTTCGTTTTCCTTTATGTAACTCTCTTTTGGGAGATCAGAGGGAAGTTGGGCTTCACCATAAAACTTGGAAGAATCTTTGAGCTTTGTCACTTGACGGACATCACCCATTCCTCCCATTCGTTCTACTTCGGCGTCTGCCTCATATTCTTCTTGCAAGTATTGATCATACATGTCAAGGAACATCTTCTTCTCTTCAGGATCTGTTAGAACATTCTCAACATACCAGTTTGGATCTTCAGATGCAACGACCACGCGAGTATTACCAACCTGATCTGTGTATGCAATAAATTTACTTGGGTCACGCTTAACAAGCTTATCGACCTTTTCAATCATGCGTCCAGGAACAGTGAATTCCTCATCTCCAAAATCTTGAACAGTCCTGCGAAAAGCTCTTTTACGAGCTTCATCTGATTCTTCAAGAACTTCTCCCTTTGACGTTTGGAGAAAATCCAAAGAAACAGCGAGGTTTGTGCCGTGATCGGCTGCAAAACCTACATGCATAGCTACAACCTTCCCACCCAAGAAAATGGGTGATCCAGAAGAGCCGGCCTGAGTCGTGATTTTGTGTCGTATATCAAAGAGGTCATCTGTTGGATCCCTGGTAACTACACCATAGGCCTGTACAACAGACAAATCATCCTTGATCGTGTATATACTACACACGACATCAACGTAAGTGGGCTGGAGGGTTGCATTACGCACACCAAGTACAGACCAAATGCCGTTGGGAATAACGTAGCCAATTAAATCTAATCCATTCTTCATAAATTTGATGAAAGTTGGCGCATTTAACATGTCAAACTCAATCGATGCTCTGGTATTTGGAGCCACCAGGACGTACTTACGTGTAGCCAATTGCTTGGTTACGTGTTCCGCAGTCATTAACGCATTTCCAAATCGAAAACCTAAGCCTATGACCGAACTAATCTCAACGTCGTAAAAGACAACCAGAGACTCTGGTGCCTTAGCGACGGAGATAGGTCGGGAGTTTGGCATTGCGGCCTCAGGAATGAAGCCGCTTAAGGGTCGTTGTGATGTAATTAACATAGACAACGCATCATTTGGAACGCTTAAATTGAATTTGACATCGTTCACAGTCCCTCTCAAGACAGGTTTGTCTTTGAGAAAGACCAAATCAGTGTAAGTAGCTTCGTGATATTCTGCCGGGGGTATTGGCTTCACGAACATCTTCAAATACTGAACTCTCACATACTCCATGATTCTATTACGGATTTTATATGCGAACACACCCAGAAGCACACAAGCGATCCTGATAACAATTTCACGTGTAGAGTATTGTGTCACAAATGACACTACATCAATAGCACGATCAATTGCCGCATCTTTCAACTTGATAAGCAACTGCGATATCAAATCCATTGCAGACGGGGAACTGTTAGGCTCAACCCGAAGAAGCCTCGCGGCTTCGACATCCTCAGAGGCTGAAACATCATTAAGAGTAATAACGTTAGCATCCCTAAGGTGTCCTGCAACTTCAGTGATTTCGATCACACCAGTCTTCTGAATCTCAAGAGATTCTAAGACTGCCTTATAAATTTTCCAATAGAAAAGACAAGTCACCAAGAGCATTTGAACTCCAGAAGAGTTCAACCCAAGGTAGCGAGCAGATTTAACCAAAAGTCGAAGGATTGGGGCGAATTGTCGTAATTGAGTCGGTAGATATTGCACCACCTTTCCAATCCACGAATCGCTATCGACTGCCTCAGCTGGCTGCGGGTCCTGTAACGGTAGACCATCAGAAAGAGACGCACTGTCATCATTGACCACCACTGTGAAAGGAGCGGCGTATGACGAAAGACTAAGCTCCGTACTGACCGTACCAACATTGGACAGAGCAGTTGTAAGCTCGAACATGTGGGTGCTACCACAGTCCGGACATACAAACAAAGTCGTCTGACGCAATATCGGAGGCGTCGGCCTGGGAATAAGTCTCTCATGTGCACTCGGACTTGAAACTGTAGAGTCCTCGTCACCCATTGTGGGTGCCAAATCTGCGCGTAAGTCAGCAATATCGAGTTGTTGAATTGCGCGGGCTCGTTCGTTTCTTCGTCTAGTTGGGCCATCGGAGAAATCTGATTCGTAATCGTAGTCTATTTCGTCTCTTGCCATAAAAGAGGGAGGGAGACCACAAGAAACGAATTCTTATGTAAGGTGTTTAAAACACAACTGTGCAAAGTTTTAAACTGGATTTTAATTAAAGAAAAGGGTTTTAGCTTTTGAATTGCTTTGTATATCTTTATTTTCTT